ACTATTCTTAGCATAGAGATGAATAGTAGTACTATCAAGTGCAGAACGTAAACTAAAATCATTTAAAAGTTGACATTTAAAAATCCAGTCATCTATAAAACTAGGTAGAAGCACTTTATTCAATTCTTGTCGAATCTTATCAGCATCTTTTAATTGATTACCAACCCATGCTCCCTCAAAATTGCCTTGTTTATATCCTTCATGAAACATTTTTGAACCAAAATCGCTTCCAAGTTCTTTCAAAATGTCATACGTCCATTTTAACTTCGTTTCGTCGTCAAATCCTTGAATGCGTTTGATAACGTCTTTTAGTCTGATCGGCTTTTCGTCTTTTGTTAAGGCTTCATATTCTTTGATAAAAAGTCCTATGTGTGTCTGTGTATCACAATATCCATATCTAGCCATTTTCTTTTCAAGTTCTTTCAGTAACTCTTTATTATTCATCCTTCCAACTCCTTCAACTCTCTCTGATATCCTTTCAGCTTCTTCCTCAAAAGGTCACGTTCAGCAGAACGGATATGTCTATATCTTGGTAAGCATGGTTCTTTAGTTTCTTCAATACGTTGTTCTGTTATTTCAATTGAATGTTTCAAAGCTTCAATCCTTGCTTGTTTAATTGTGTTCATGATCTATCTCCTAAAATGGCATGTCATCATCTGAAATATCCAAAGGATTGGTAGTTCCGAAACTTGCTGGCATCTGCTCTTCGATGTTTGATTGGTTTGCAGAATTATCACGTTTTTCAAGTAATTGGAAAGTTTCAGCAACTACTTCTGTCACATATACACGTTGACCTTGCTGATTATCATAGCTACGAGTTTGGATGCGCCCTGTAATACCTACAAGATTTCCTTTTTTGCACCATTCAGCAAGCAACTCAGCTTGTTTTCTCCAAATCATACAATTGATGAAGTCAGCTTCTCGCTCTCCGTTTGCTCCCTTGAAATTACGATTGACTGCCAGGTTAAAAGTTGTAATTGCAATATTTGATGGTGTGTATTTCAACTCTGGATCTCGTGTCAGTCTTCCTACGAGTGTTACATTGTTAATCATTCTTACCTCCTATTTGACTGCTAGGTAGTAGCAATCTTTTGCGCCATAATCAAATCTGACGCTATCCTTTTTAATGTATTTTGTGAAATGTGGTCTAGTTATCCCAGAGTGTGCCCATTGATGGTCTTTCATGTCTTCGATAAGGTCATCAACATTGTTGTACTCTCCAATAAATAGCCTACAATGTCCGTTGTAGACAAAATATAAGGTCAACATCAGTATCTCCTATCCTTCATACTGGATGGATATACAAAACATTTACCTGTTGCTCCTTCAAAAATTCGACTAGATAGAGCACCGTTGCCAAAATCGTCTGAGTAAAGTTCTTTAATTTCTTCGCTCGATAAGTTTGTGTTGATAATGGTATTTGTCCGATTATCCAAAATCTTGAATAAAATTTGATGTGCCCATTCATTCCGCTTTGTATCAGCTTTACGACTTTCTTTTCCAAGATCATCTAAAAATAGGAAATCTACTTCTGATAGCAGCTTAACCATCTTAGCTTCTGAATAGCCATTTTCAAACTCGAAACTTTCACGAATCTTGTCAAACAAGGCCACAACTGACACAAAGAGCACGCTTTTTGGTTCATCATAGGACTTGAATTGTTCATTGATAAAACGAGCAAATCCATAAGTAAGATGGCTCTTGCCAACTCCTGAAGGGCCAGTAATAATTGCATTCCCTGTTCTTCCTTTTGCGTATTCTCTTTCCAAACGCTTTACAAAATTAATTGCTTTTTCGTCGATATCTACACGAATTTCATAATCATGTAATGACTTGCTGGCAAGCTTGTTTGAAACGATGCTATCGCGATAGAATACATCATAGGTATCTGATAACTTGCTTTTAACTTCAGCTTCCATATTCAACTGTTTTTCAAAAAGTCGAATATTTTCTTTTTCACATTCAGGGCATTGACTGATTTCTTCAACCTTACCTTTAACTGGTATTTTTGTAGACCATAGATGACATCCATGGATTTCACATGTATCATCAAGGACGGTTGTAGTTCTGAAATGTTTCATTTAAAAACCTAGCCTTTCGTCTGTTTTCTTTTCTCTTTTAACCACTTTTCCTTGATTTAAATAACTGTCAAATTTTGTTCCAAAGAGAGTTTCAGGTCGTAAGTATTTTGCGTACTTGGTACCTGACCAATCTGTGACTGTGTTATCAATGACTTGTTTAAAATCATCGAGTCTATATCCCTCTGACCATCTGGCTTTAATTAAAGACTTGTTTTTTTGAACATTGTCTCTGTAATTCTTTCCAGTTTTTGTGTTGAGGTACTCAATAATTTCTTTGTAAGGGATAACTTCATCTTCTTCAGTATAGGTAGTTAAGCTATCCTTATCTAAGCTAACCTTACTTACCCTATCCTGTGTATCCAAATGGTATCCATTTGGTATGACATTTTCTAAAGGTTTTAACATAGCTGTTTTTGAGTGGTCGTACTCTAGTTGAGTTTTTTCATCCTGATGCAATGTTGATTGAAATCTATCTGATCTGATATAATTGTGGATTCTCCAATGTCTAATGACAACTACTCCACTATCGAATGGGATAATAAATCCTTTTGCAATTAGTAATTTCATGTCATCGTCGCTTGCTCCGATGGTTCGTTGAATTGTCTTGGCTTTGTCAATAAAACCCTCATCATCTGCTCCCATATTTAGATGAAAGTAGAGAGCTTGTGATGATAGTGGCATTTCAAGAAAACGGTCGGTTTCAGTAATTTTTCTACTAAACATTCTTCGTTGTGCCATATACTACTCCTATATATTTGAAAATTTTGTGTATTCTTTATGGAAATACAGTTTAACTGTTCCTAGACTTCCATGACGGTTTTTTTCTAAGATCAGTTCTGTTACGTTATTTGCTTCCTGACTGTCCGCTTGTTCTTTTTGGTAATAGGCTTCACGATATAAGAAAGCTACAATATCGGCATCTTGCTCAATCGAGCCAGACTCTCTCAAATCTGCAAGCATTGGTCGTTTATCCTGTCTCTGTTCAACTGCACGGCTTAATTGTGATAGAGCAATGACAGGTACTTTTAAATCCTTTGCTAGTATCTTCAATTCTCTTGAAATTTCAGATACTACTTGTTGACGATTCTCTCCTTTTGAACCAGTTATTAGTTGCAAGTAGTCGATAACGATAACACCAAGACCTCCCATTTCTTGAGAAAGTTTTCTTGCATTCGACCGTATTTCTGAAATGCGAATACCAGCAGTATCATCTACAAAGATAGGTGCATCATAGAGGTTTTTTTGCGCTTGGATGACTCGTCTCCATTCATCTGCATTCAGATTACCAGTCTTTAAATGATAAGCTGGAACAGTGCCTTCAGATGCAATCATGCGTTCAATCAAATCTTCTGCTCCCATTTCAAGCGAAAAGATAATTGCAGGCTTTTTTTCTTTTGTAGCTATATGTTTAGCAATATTTAGAGCTAGTGCGGTTTTACCCATGGCTGGACGTGCAGCAAGAATGATTAAATTATCTTCATGGAGTCCTGTTGTGATTTTGTCTAAACCGACAAATCCAGTAGATAATCCTGTTACAACTCCATCTGTTTCGGAGCGCTTTTCTACAATCTGCATGTGAGTATCAATGATATCTGCGACATTGCGAAAACCATTTCCAACATTTTGATTACTGATATCAAGAATTGATTTTTCAGTTTTTTCGATGATTTCATTGATTGAAATATCTCCCTGATATGCACTAGAAAGTGATTCAGATAGTTCAGCAATTACTTTTCTCAGATTTGCTTTTTCTTTAACAAGCTTTGCATAATGCTCTACGTTTTTGGATGTTGGAGTTGAATTGACTAGTTCAACAACGTAGTTAATGCCACCAATATTTGAAATATCGCCTTGATTCGTGAGAGCAGACACCATTGTTGTAGCATCTATTGGCTCTCCTTTTTCAAGTAGAGAGAGCATTGTTTTAAATACAATTTTGTTAGCAGGTTTGTAAAAATCATCTGGAGTTAATACATCTGCAAGTGTGATGATAGAATCAGGAGAGATGAAGACGGCACCAAGAACAGATTGCTCAGCAACTAAGTCATGAGGTAATACTCTTAATTCTTCGTTCATGCACTGTTCTCCCAATATTTTTCTAAATTAATGCTCATGACTGCTGCAAGGTTCTTCTGCTCTGTTAAAATCTGCCTACGGTAAGGAGTAAGACCTGCTTGTCTTTCTTCCTCGCTTTTTGGTAAGTAGTAACCATTAGGTTTAGTTTTTTTAGCAACTATTGGTTGACCAAAGTTAACTCTAAGACTCTCAATGACTTCTTCTAACTTACGTTTTGAAAGTCCAGTTTCGATACGAATTTCACTCGCTTGAATTGGTAGGTCAAACGTTGCAGAGTTGATGATCATATTTAGCACACGAATTTCCATCTCGTTCATGTTGCGACTGACTGTCATGCTCGTGCTCCCCACTTCCTTTGATTTTTACGAAAATCCATTGTCATTTCTTTGTAGAGTAAGCGTCCGTTTTCTTCCAAAAGACTTGCATTTTGTCTTTTTAAAGAATCATTGTTGTTTGCTTCTTCCTGGTAGTCCTGAGCGAGCCTGTCATAATCTTCAACACACATCTTCAAGTTTGATGGTAAGTCGTCAATAGTTGATGATAGACCGATAGGTGGCTGTGTGTCGTAAGTTGACTTTCTGTCACATTTTTTTAGATTTCTTCGAGCGACTTCTCTGAAATCCTCTGCTTCTTCAATGATGATTGTTGTTTTTGTTTCTTGCTTGTCTTCATATCGACAAGTAAAAAGCATGATTGCAAAAATACCGATAAAAATTATTGATACACCGAATAGTTGGCTTAAAATGTTAGGTTCTGTCATATTTTATACCTCTAGTAGTTTCATGCTGAAACTCCGAATTGTTTTTCTTTCTTCAAGTTTTCCAACATCTCTGATAGTGTTTCTTTTTTGGTTCGATAACGATTTCTGCTTTTCCAT